CGCGCCACGCACTCCCATGTGCCCGACCTTCACGCCAATGGACAGCGGATTCTCGTCATGACGCGAAGAATGGACCCACAAAGTGCGATGCCGCGATCAGCCAAGGATCTCGTGAACGGGTACGCGCGCCCGCTTTCGACGCGTATTGGATGATCGACTGGAGCTCGTGCAGCGAGCCCACCTCTGGTGCCGACAGCATCTGGTGGGCACTGCTCCGGTGGGAACGCGGTGTCGCGCGAATCGAGACGGAGAACTGCCGCACGCGCAGCGCTCTCGCGAAGGGGCTCAGTGCGCGACTCCGCGGGGAACTCCGCGATGCGCGGGTCTTGGTCGGCTTCGACTTTCCGTTCGGATACCCAACGGGCTTTGCGCGCGCATTGGGGCACAGAGGCGTGGCCAGCGACGCGTGGCGCGCGATCTGGACGCGTCTCGAGAGGGAGGTCCAGGACGACGACCAAAACGCCAATAACCGCTTCGCCGTCGCGGCGAGCATGAACGCCGACGTCTCGGGCTCCTTTGGGCCGTTCTACGGTCGACCGGCGCTGAAGGACGTGGCGACCACGCGAACTCTGTCGACGAAGCAGAGCGGCTTCTTCGAGTACCCGCTGAGGACGCTCCGTGGTCCACGCCTCGCTCGCGTGCGCGAAACCGACCAACGCGGCGGAACGGCTTCGACGCCGTGGTTCGTGTTCGGCGGAGGCAACTCGGTCGGTGGCCAGGCGCTCGTCGGGATCCCTCACGTGTCGCGCCTCCGCGCGCAGCACGAGGACGCTCGTGTCTGGCCGTTCGAGACCGGCGCTCGTCTCCCTAGCCGAGCCGAGGCTCGCGTGGTGCTGGCGGAGATCTACCCGTCGCTCTTCCACACGCGTGAGAAGACGAAGACGGACGTTCACGACCGTCTACAAGTGATCGCCACCGCCAAAGCCATCGCGCGGCACGACGTGGCAGGCACGCTCGGCGACCTGTTCGCCGCGCCCGCACCCGAGGAGAGCATCTTGTGTGAAGAGGGGTGGATTCTCGGCGCCCGCTGAGCGCCTGCGTCAGGCTTGTTCCCGTCGCCGCGCCTCGGAGAGGATCACATCGGTGAGCACCCGCGTCGCCGGGATCACGAGCGCGCGCCCCGTCTCGAGTGCGAGCGTCGGGTCGAGGATGGGATCCGGCTGGAAGTCGGCGATCGCCCACCAGTACCCGCACGCGCGCGGCAACGGGGCGAAGTAGCGGCCAGAAAGGTCGAAGAGCGAGTCGCCGTCCACCACCTGGTGCACGCGGTTGTCGGGCAGCGGTCGGTAGCGATAGGGCTCCCGCTCAGTGAGGAAGCGCCGACCCGCACCGTCGAGGACGCCGAGACAGAAGCCGAACCGTGATCCGGTCTGCGGCGGCATCACTTCTCCTGCCGCTTGTCTTCGGAGGTCACGCGCGCGTCGAGGATCTCCTCGAAGGTGACGGTCGCCGTGTACACGAGCACCGTCGCGTCGGCCGCGAACTGCTTGTACTGGAACTCGAGGTCGGTCAGCACCGTCTCGATCGACATCACCGACGGCCACACGAAGAGCGTGCGCGGCGGCGCCGTCGCGGGGACGCCCTCGGCGCCCTTCGGGGGCACGGTGAGCGCGCGGAGGAAGCCGCGGAAGTCGAGGATGTCCGCGTCGTCGCTCTGCTCCTTCGCGAAGAAGCGGTCGAGGTAGAACTCGACGCCCGAGAGCTGCCGATTCCCCGTCGACTGGAACTGCAGGAGCTGGTGCGAGAGCCCGGGCACCGTGACGCGGCTCCAGTTGACCGAGACCTTCTCGGAGAGCTGCGCAGGGTTGAACAGGCAGAACATGAACTCCGCCGTCTCGACGTTGATGAGGAAGCAACGGGGAGCACGGATGCCAGCGACCTCGAGTCCCATGAGCTCCTCCTCTTAGATCGCGGGCACCGGAGAGAAGCTCCGTGCCGCGCCGTCCGCGTTCGCCTTGTGGACCGCCGTCGCCAAGGTCTGACCGTCGACCTGCAGGTTCACGGTGACAGGCGCTGGTGGCGGCGGAGGCCCGTAGACCGGGCCGATGGGCGTGGCAGGCGTCGCGCCGACCGCTGCGACCGCCGGCATCGCGGTGCCCGCCGCCGGTGTCGTCGTGGGGCCGCCGCCCGCGGGTCTCAACGGCGTGAAGGTCAGGTTCTGCACGCCGAACGAGGTCGCCATGTCCCCGTGGACCTTGTCCTTGAACCCCTGCACGGACGCCTGGAGGTGCGTCGTCTTGCCGACCAAGCCCGCCATCGCGTCGGTGGCGCCGGCGAGGATGCCAACCAGCTCCAGCACGACGCCAACGATCGCGTCGATGACGCCGAAAGCGATGAGCTTCATCCCTGTCCAAACATCGTTCCAGTTGCCGGTGAAGATGCCGCCGATGATGAACACCACACCGGTGATCACGTCGGCGAGACCCGAGAAGACGGACATGACGCCGCCGATGATCCCGTTCACGATCGCCGCACCGATCGACACGAGGGAAACGAAGAGCGCGATCGCGCCGATGATCATGCTGATGGCGAACGCGACGACCGTGCCCAGTGAGGTCCACGCATCGCCGTTTCCCTTGGCGGCGGTGCTGTTGCCGGAGAGCAGCGCGATCGTCTCTCCGAGCTTGCTCCCGAGCTGCGCGAGCGCGTTCCAAAGCATCGTTGCGGCCGGTTTGATGAGGTTCCACCCCTCGACGAGTCCGCGGCCGACGTTCACCGCAGCGGTCATGGCCTGCACGACGAAGTCGAACACCTGGGCCAGCACCTTGCCGACGCTCTCCCCCGTCGTGCCGAAGTCCTTAAACTTCGCGCCCGCGGTGTCGGCGTCGTCGCGGTCGGAGAGGAAGCCGAGCGCGACGCCGAGCTTCTTCAGTGCGCCGAGGAACGCATCGATCGACGGCTTCGCGGCCTCCACGCCCGCGGAGAAGCCGGTCGCGATGCCGGAGAGGAAGTTCACGATCCGGTGTCCCCAGAGGAAGACGTTGATCAGGAAGTCCTTCAACCCGCCGTTCTCGGCCTTGTTCAGCTCGTCGCGCACCGCGCCGGAGAAGCCGCCTTCCTCGATGAGCTGCTTGAGCCCCTCGAAGAAGAGCGACACGCGTGCCCACACGCGCTGCGCGAAGTCAGCGATCCCGCCGAGGTTCTTCTGAAACGCGATGTAGAGGCCGGCGATGGCGATGCCGATCGCGGCGACCACAAGGATCGCGGGTAGGAGAACGGCGATGAGCCCTCCGATCGTCACGCCCGCGGCTTTGAGTCCGATGATGAGGAGCGCGATGGCAGCCTTCGCGGCGATCGCCGCGCCGACGACGGTGAGGATCGCGCCCGCGCCAACGAAGAACGCCGCGAGCCCCTTCTTCAGCCCCGCCGGCATCGCGCGCACGAACTTGAGGAAGCCGTTGAGCGCGTCGATCACCGTCGCGAGAATCGGCTTGAACACCTGGGCGAACGGCTCGCCGAGGACGATGGCGAGCGTCTCGAGCGAGCCGTGGAGGAGCTGCTTCTGACCCGCGAAGGTGTCGAGCATCTTGTCGCGGAAGCTCGCGGCGGTGCCTCCGGCGTTCTCGAACTGCTGGCGAAGGTACGCGATGGCGTCCGCACCCTTCACCGTCACGCCAGTGTTCGTGCGGATGCCGTTCGTGACCTGGGTCATGATCGCCTGCACGCTCCCGAGCGCGTGCGCGCCGAACGTATCGATGAGGAAGGCCGAGCGCTTCGCGTCGGTCATCTTCGAGAGTGCCGGACTCAGCTCACCGAGCACATCGAGAAAGTTCCGGAAGTGCCCGCCGCTGTCGGTGACGGAGACGCCGACGCCCCTCAACGCCTGCTGGACCTTCGGGTCGGCCATCCGCTCCATCGCGACGGCCACGCCCGTCGACGCGCGCTCGACGCCCGGGATGATATTCTTCACCAGGCCGAGGGCGATGAGCGTCTCCGACATCGACTGATGGAGCGCCTGCGCGCCGCGCGACGCGTTGCCGAGCGCCATCGGGAGCTCGGAGGCGTTGAGCGCGAAGACGTTCACGGCCTGGAGCATCCGGTCCACGGCGATCGCGGCGTCATCGGCGGAGATGCCGAATGCCTTCAGCGCCTGCGAGGCCAGGCCGGCCGCCTGCGCGGGCGACAGCTCGCCGAGCGAGCCGCCCGCGAGGTCGAGCACCGGGATGAGGAGCTTCATCGACTCCTGCGCGTTGAATCCGGCCTGCGCGAGCTCCTTCAGGCCGACCGTCGCCTCCGTTGGCGAGAACTGCGTGGCGATGCCGGCGTCGATGGCCGCGTTGCGGAGCTGGGCGAGCTCCTCCTTCGTCGCGCCCGACACCGCTGCGACCGCGGCGATGGCCTGTTCGAACTGACCCGCCTTGTCCGCGAGCGCGAACGCGCCGCCGACCATCACGGCGCCCGCGGTCATGATCGAGAGACCGATCCCGAGCTCGCGGAACGACCCGGTGATGCGGTCGGTGCCCAGCCCCACCTTGCGGTCGAGGCTCATGAAGTTCCGCTCGAGCCCCTGCATCTTCGCCGACGCGAGGTCGTGCGCCGTGAACACGAACCCGAGCCCGAGGTTGTTCAGTGCCACGGCGTCCTCACCGCTTCTTCCCGGCGCGCTCGATCTCGCGTGCCTCGCGCGAGCGCTGCGCCTCCATGCGCTCGAGGAGCCAGTCGCGGTCCGACGTCTCGAGCTCGAGGGCCGCTTCGATGCTCACGTCGAGGCCCGAGCCGCCGTGCTGGTGCCAACAGAGCTGGAAGATCGCCTCGCGCCAGCTCTCCAGGTCTACGCGGGGGAGGAGCCACTGCGGTCCCGCCTCCGCGCCGTCCGGGCCTTCCCCGGAAGGAAGAACGTCTGGTCGAAAGGGAGCTGCACGTCCTGACGCGCGAAGCACTCGGGGCACTCGATCTCGATCGTGGTGTCGACGCCGCAGTCGACGCGGTCGAACTCGTCGACGAGGAAGTCGGCGTCGCGCATCGAGAGGTCCTCGACGAAGCGACGGCGCTCGCGGTCCTCGACGCCCTCCACCTCGACGACGCGGAAGGCCAGCATCGCCGACAGCATCCGCTCACCCGCGTTCTTGCGGAGCGCGGGGAGCTTGCGCTCGTCGGCGCCCGTGAAGAGGCGGAACCAGACACGTTTGCCGGCGTCCGGGAGAGTCGTCTCGAAGCGATTCCCACCGACGAAAGCGGCGCGGCTCTCGTCGGAGAGCGCGCGGACCGGGAGCTTCTGTAGATCGAACTCCCAGTCGATCCGTGCCCGGCAGCCTTCCTCGCGGCACGTCACTGCGAACCCGTACTCGGCGCCGTAGGTGAGGGCGCGGATCTCGAGGAGCGCGAAGAAGCGATCGCCCTGGAGGACCTTGTTCCAGTCGATCGTGCCGCCGTCGAAGTCGTACGGGCCGGCGTCGTGCGTCTCCTCCCAGCATGCGCGGAGCAGCTCGTCGACGATGCTGCCGGCCTTCTGGAGCTTGCGGTCGGCGAGGACGCGCTCCTCGCGGACCTTGAGACCGCGGATCGAGCCGGTCAGGCCGGACGGGCAGTGGATGATGTGCGGCATCGCGGCGTCGCCTCCTCGGAGCGCGGGGCTCCGAAGATGCAAAGCATCGAGATCTCAGGAGGGGACGCCGACGGAACCGGGCCGCTGTCGGTGTGCGAGGGACGCATCGCGTTCTGGCGCACCGTTCCGAACCACCGTCGGTGCGTGCCATACTCGCTTCCAAGATGAGCGGCGGAGATGGGCGGGACGAGTTCCTGGCGAACGTGAGGAGGGACCTCTGCGATCGCGTCGGCGCTTTGTGTTCGCGGCCGGACTGCCGGATCTTTACTAAGGGACCTCGAGCGGACTCCAACAAGGCCAAGAGCATCGGCCGTGCCGCGCACATCCACGCGGCAGCCCCCGGGGGTCCCCGATACGACGCGAAGCAGACGCCCGAACAGCGACGATCGTTCGAGAACGGGATCTGGCTTTGTGCAAACCACGCCAGCGAGGTCGATGATGACGAGTCGCGGTTCGCGGCAGACGAACTCCGCCGTTGGAAGCGCGACGCCGAGGAACTCGCCCAAGGGATGATCGGGAAGAGTGCGGTGGTCTCCGGCAGTGCGGCGGCTCGTGGGCTGATCGCGATCGGGCCAGAGGTCATAGTCCTCGGGCGGGTTCTCCGCACGGCCCGAGCCATGTGGACGATTGCGGTCGACGGGTTCGTGCTCGGTGACCTCACGGCCTTGCGACACTTCGCGGACTCCTTTCCCGAGCTGGCGCCAGACGATTGCTACGTCTGCGTGGAGGCTGATGGTGTCGGACGCATGCTGGTCGACGCCCCCGCGACCGACCTGACCTCAGGCATCGTCGTCGAGCTACACGTCGCGGCACCCGTTCCGCGCGCCATAGCTCGGACCCAGTTCGACGCGAACCTGCGTGGGACTGACATCGCGCTGGATCTCTCCGGAGACGAACCCGACCTCGATCCCATGTTTCGTGAGGTCTCCGGGGCCGATACGATCGCGCAGACGCTCGTCAGCCACCTGAGTACCTGCAAGGGGGGCTATTGCGTTGGCGGAGAGCATGGGAGCCGAGTCGCGGAGCTCCACGAGAAGCTCGGCGCGGAGCACGTCGCTTCAATCATCGCCATCGAAACGATCCGACTCGCGACCGTGCCTCACGAGGACACCATGTTCAAACGGTCGTACATCCCGTTCGACTTCGTCGAGCGGGTCCGCGGAGTGCGGTTGCTGCCGACCACCTCTGCGGAGTTCCTGAAAGCAGCCATCACGCTGGACGTCTACGGCGTCGGAAGCGAGAAGGAGTACGTGGTGCCGATCTCGATGTCGACGGAGCACCTCGGCACGCCTCCGCCTCTTCCGTCCCTCCCGACGCCGTTTCCGTAGGCGCTGACTCGTCAGGTCAGTGCCTATTGAATCAGCTCGAAGAAGTCGTAGGCGAGCGTCACCTGCTCGATGACGTTCTCGTCGCTCTCGTTGTCCCACTCGCCGGCGACGAACTTCGTCGGCCACGCGCGCGAGAGTGACCACCGCCGCAGCGTGGTCCCATCGCGGTCCTGCTGCACGACGTCGAGGTTCCGCTTGTAGTACGGGTCGACGAGGCCGAGGCCGCTCGACGTGATGGCGACGTCTTGGAGCCAGTCGAAGAGATCGCGGTCCTGCGTCGCCCCGCGCTCGAGCGTCACGTCCGCGAACGTGAGCCGTCCGGGGCTCTTGTTGGGGATGAGCGAGCCGCCCTCGAAGTACTCGACCTTCGCGACCTCGACGGAGAGCTCGCTGCACTTCTGGAAGCCGGCGTGGCCGACGTCGTCGATCTCGACGACGAATTTGAACTTCTTGTGGAAGCTGCGCGGGTTGCCGATGACGGGCATCTCGTTCTCCGATCAGCCGCTGGCCGCGGCGAGCTCGGCCTCGAGGGCCCGGGTGTCCTGCGAGATACGGAGCACGACGAACTCCGCGGGCTTGTTCGTGGCGAGACCGATGCGCGCGAGGAGCTGCCCGGCGAAGATCACGGTCGGCGTGTTGAGCACGTCGGACACGTCGACGAAGAAGGCCTTCGCCGGCTCGCGCGAGCGGAACGCGCCGTTGTTCATCTGCGCGAGGAGGAACGCGGTGATTGTCCGGCGTACCGTCGCGCGCAGGCCCTCGGTGTTGTTCTTGTGGCGCGCGAACTGGAGGCCCTGCTTCAGCGAGCGCTCGATGAAGATCACGCCGCGTCGCTCGCCGATGAAGGGGAAGTTGCCGTCGCCCTTCAGCGTGCGCGAGCCGTCGATGTAGCGCGGCAGGCCGGGGCCCGTGGTGAGCGGGTTGATCCGCTTCGGGTAGACGAGGTCGCGCTTCCGTTCCTCGAGCACCTCGTCGGTCTCGAAGCCGAGGACGCTGAACAGGCGGCCGGCGTCGATGCCCGCCGGCGGGTCGTAGACGCCCCCCGGTCGCGCGGCGTCGGTGCGCGCGTAGACGCCGGCGACGATGCCCGAGGGCGGCACCACGATCTTGTCCTGGGCGCCGAAGACGCCGCGGTCCGGGTTGAGCACCTTCACCCGCGGCCAGTACATGGCGCCGAACTCGGAGTGGCCGAGGAGCGCGGCCGTCGACTCGACGTAGGTGATGATGTCGACGGCGGACTGCCCAGCGGGCGGATCCAGCACAGCGAACATCGTTCCGTCGCGATCGACCTCGCAGTAGCGGAGCATCGCGTTCTGGACCGCAGGAGTCGCGCGGCCGGGGACGAGGAGCAGCGAGATGTCCGGGATCCGATCGAAGGCGTGGAGCCCCGTGCGCCCCGTCGGCGAGCCGACGAAGTCGGTGTCCACGAGGCCGACGAGCCCGTCGTTCCCGCCGGAGAGCGCCACGGTCTGGAGGGCGAGCGCAGGGCTTCCGGCGAGGAGCTGGTCGGTCACGCGGATGAGCGCGGAACCGGCGGCCGCGTCGTTGATGACGCGCTCGACGTAGCGGTCCGCCGTGGGCGTCATGCGTAGGCTCGGGAAGACCTCGCGGTACGTGCCGTCCTCGATGACAGCGAGATCGAACGCGCCCGCTCCGCCAGCGGCCGGCGCGCGTACCTCGATCTCGATGTGGTTCGCGTACGCGCCCGGATCCTTCCCCTCGACGCGGAGCGCATTGGCGGCGCCCGAGGCCGAGCCTGCGTGCGGAGTCGTGTCGAGACCGAACGCCGCGGCGGTCGTCGCGCGCACCTGGAGCTGCGCGGTCGGTCCAGTCGCGACTGTGTGCACCTCGAGGAAGCCGCCGGGTGCGGCGGAGACCACGACGCCCACGATCGCGGCCTCGGCGAGCGCCTTCAGCTCGTCGAGCGTCGTCGCGCGTACGTTCGCGACGTTGCCCTTCCCGGCAGCCGACACCGCGGGAAACGCCAGGGCTGCGTTGGCGTTGCCGCCCGTGATCTCGACGCAGCTTCCCGAGCCCTTCGTGTCGCTGACGATGCGCGGCACGCCGGCGATCACTGCGGCCTTTGCTCCGACCAGCTTCGCGTTCAGCGAGACGGCGACCTCGGCCGGCGTCGCGTTTCCGATCGCGATGAAGTCCATCGCCGCGAACGCAACCTGCTGCGGTGGGCCGCCATCGATGCGAACGCCGAGCGTCTGACCGTCGGCTAGCGCATAGGGGCCTGGACCGCCTGCGGAGAGGAACGCCGCAGTCGCGCTGATCGTCGCCGTCAGATCAGGACCCCCTCCGACCGACATCACGAGCGCGGCGCCGTCGTCGAGGACGAATGGGGCCGGCGCGACGCCCGTCACGCGCGCCGGCGTCGGCGCACCCGGCGACGTCAGGTACGCGGCGGCGCGGACGGCGGTCGCCGAGCTCGGGTCGTCGGTGCTCTTGTGGTGAGCGGTCCGGACGCACCAGAGCTGCGTGCCGCCGTTCTCGAAGAACCCCATCGCGGCGAGCGCGAGGTCGGCGTCGGCCGTGAAGCGACCGAACTGGCCCTCAAACTCATCGAAGGACGAGCAGAGGACGGCGACGTCGATCGGTCCGCGCTGCGTGATGCCGACCGCGGCGGCGACCGACGTGGGAGCCGATGGGATGCCGCGGACCCGCGGCTCCTCTTCAACGACGACGACTTTGGACGAGAGGAGCTCTCCGCTCATCAGGCACCTCGACTGGAGTGGTCGGGGCGCCTCGGGGGCCTCCTTCGGTAAGGACTTCGCTAACTGATTCGACGACGGGTTCGGGGATGGGGGAGTGCTCGACTCGGAGCGCGCCCTGGCGGACGGCCAGCGCGATCACGGGAACGGTGAGGACCGCGTCCGGAAGGTCGGCGACGCGCGCGCGTGCCGGCACGGTGAGCGACCCTGCGAGCAGCTTCCCGTCTCGCCGGCGCGTGCAGGAGCACCGTCCGAGCGCTGCGCAGTAGGCCGCGTGCGACAGGACGAAGACGGCGAGGCGGCGCGCCGTGCTGATGAGCGCCACGGTCACGGGAC